TCAGCTCTTGGCCGGCAGCTCGAAGGGCTTGAAGCGGATCACCTCATCGCCCAGCCATTCGTTCACCTGGGCTAGGCGCGCTTGGATGGGCTCCAGTTCGTTGACCGCCCACACCTCGGCCGCCTCGCGCAGCGAGCCGAACCCGCCGGCGTTCTGCGGCACGATGCCCATCAGCTGGGGCGGGATGCGCAGCGCGGCGAGCAGGTCATCGCGGCTGATGTTCTTGATCGAACCGAACTCATCCTTCGCCGCCACCTCGCTCACCGGCAGCAGCTGGATGCCGTCCTTCTTGCCTCCCGGCGCATACATGAACAGGTTGCGGAAGTTGCCCGGTCCCTTCGCTGATTTCAGCGCCTGGCGCAGGGCGTCGACGTCCTCCTCCTTCTGCGCCGCGTCGGTCATGTACATGATGAACCCGGCGTGCGAGCCGTTCTGGTAGTACCTCCGGCGGAAGAGGGTGGCCGACTCGTTGAGCAGCGCCGACTGCAGCGCCGACAACCACTCGGGCAGGCCGTACACCTCCTGGTTGATATCCGCCTCGCGCAGGTGGCAGATCGTGCCCGCCGCGAATTCGTGCTCGTCCTTCCACCCGCGCACCTGGTAGTACGTCTCCAGATCCGCGCCGCGGCGCATGTACTTTGCCAGCGTTGGCTGCAGGCTCAGCGCCTGGCCGAGCATGTTCTGCCGTCGCTCCAGGTACGCGTTGCCGCACCACAGCCAGTCCAGGGCGAACTGCCCGAAGGCCTGCCGGCTCAGCAGGCGATGCGGGATGAACGTCCGCTCGAGCATGTTGCGCTTGAAGTTGAGGCCCGACTGCAGGAACACGCTCGCCCTGGTCGACTTCGCCAGCCCGTCGAGCGACAGCGGCGGTTCGTACCACTTCCCGTTCAGCCAGCATTCGAGATAGTCCAGCAGCTCGCGGCCATCGAGCACAGGCATCGGATCGCCGAAGGTGAACGCCTCGATACCGGGGGCAGGGGCAGCAATGTCGGTGGTCATCAGTAAATCTCCATGAAGCTGGTGTTCTGGGCGGTCATGCCCTCGAGCGGCTCGTTATGTAATGCGTGGAACAGCGCCCAGGCGAGATCCGCGTGGCCCGTGTCGTCGGTGCGGCCCGCGGTGTAGGTCATCTGCCGGCCGCTGGCCGTGGTGGTTTTGCGGATCGCCATCAGCGAGGAGGCGAGGTCCGTCCAGCCGGCGTCGAATTCCAGCCGGCCCTTGTGGATCACGTCGTAGGCTTTCAGCACCAGGCGCGTTTTCACTTCGGGGCTGTAGGAAAAGGTGGTCAGGCCCGGGAAGAACGATTTGACGAGCTGCGCCACGCCCGAGCCCATGCCCGTCATGTCGATACCGATGTAGGTCACCCAGTAGCGCAGCGTCACCCGGCGGATCGCCTCGGCCTGGGCGGCGAAGTCCATGCCCCTGAACTGGTGGCGCTCCAACACGCGGAACTTGCCGCCCGGTACCAGCGGCGGCGCGACCACCACCAGGCCGGCGCTGTCGCCGGTCTCGGCGGGGTCGTAGCCCACCCAGACTTGCCGATCACCGAACGGCCGGTCGGCGAACGGCTTGTAGTCCTCGTTCCACTCAATCCAGCTGTCGACCATGCACGGCTGCAGCACCGTCAGCGGGAAGATGCTCGCGCCATCGTCGACGAACTGGCACATCAGCAGGTTGGCGTAGGCCTCCGCGCTGTACTCCAGGCGCAGCTCCTCGATGTCGAACAGATCGCAGCCGCGCTGCTCGGCATCCAGGATGGTCACGATCTGCCGCCAGATGCGGTCCTCGCACAGCCGGCCCTGCTGCAGCGCGTCGTGCGAAACGTCCAACTGGAGCCGCTGCGCCGCCGGCTTGCCCTTGTTGAACCGCTCGCCGGTCCAGAACGAATAGGCCTCATGCGCCATCGAGGAGGGCGTCGAGAAATACGTGCGCCGGTATTGCTTCTGCATCGCCATGCCGCTGGCGACCTTGTTCAGCTCGTTGAACTTGAACGTCCAGAAGAATTCATCGAAGTAGAAGTTGCCGTGATAGCCCTGCGCCGTGCGCGCGTTGGTACCGAGGAAGTGCAGCTCGGCGCCGTTGCTCAGAATGATCGGATCGCCGGCCAGCTCGACGCCGCACACTTCCCGCGCGAACCCCTGGATGTAGGCCTTGAAAATGTGCGCCTGATTCTTCGAGGCGCTGAGAAAGATCTGATTGCGCCCGGTGATCAGCGCATCGAGTAGCGCCTCCCGCGCGAAGTAGAACGTCGCGCCGATCTGCCGGCTCTTGAGAATCGCCCGCGTCCGCTGGTTGCCGGCGCGGTACCAGTCCAACTGGTAGCCGAAACACCCATCCCGAAACGCCTCCTCGAGCTGCTCGATGTGCTCCTCGGCGAACTCGTTCCGCTTGGGCTTCGCCTTCGGCCCCTCGTTGCGCTTGGCCAGGTTCGGGTTGAGGTCCGTTTCGGTGCCGCCGCCCTGGTAGCGCTGGATACGTGACTGCCGCTCCAATTGGCGGTGCAGCAAGTCGATTTCCTTGAAATCACCGCCGCTTTTGCCGTCCTTCAGGATCAGCTGCACCAGTCTGGCTTCCAGGGCGCCGCCGATGCGCTCGACGTTGTCCGCCCGGTCCCATTCATCACGCGCTTTCCAGCTGTGGACGGTCTTTTCCTTCTCGTCCAGGTAGTCGGCTATATCGGTGATGCGCCAACCCGTCCAGTACAGAAATTTGGCCTGGCGGCGGCTGTCACGTTGGGCGGGGAGTTCGGCGGGTGCATTCATGGCGCCGATGCTGCCGCTCACGCGCGCGAGCCGTTACTCCGGCGTCCTGTACGTCCAGCCAGTACAGGGCGCGCGAATTGCCCGCAGTGTGCGGGCTGCCGACCATGCCCCTCACAGCAACTGCACCCAGCAGCTACCGACTGAGGACAGACCGCATGGCCGGCACCACCACCCCCGCCAAGAAATTCCGCTCCAAGTTCTTCCGCGTCGCCGTCGAGGGCGCCACCACTGACGGCCGCCAGATCGAACGCCAATGGCTGGTCGACGCCGCCGAAACCTACAACCAGAACACCTACGGCGCACGCGTCTGGATCGAGCACATGCGCAGCCTGCTGCCCGACAGCCCGTTCCGCGCCTATGGCGACGTCGTTGCGCTGAAAACTGAAGAGGTCGAGATCGCCGGCGTCAAGAAGCTCGCCCTGTTTGCTCAGATCGAGCCAACCGCCGATCTGGTCGCCATGAACAAGGCGCGGCAGAAGCTCTACACCAGCATCGAGATCCGCCCGAAGTTCGCCGACACCGGCCGCGCTTACCTTGATGGCATCGCCGTCACCGACACACCTGCCAGCCTCGGTACCGAGATGCTGGCTTTCAGCGCCCAGAACCCGGACGCCAACCCGCTTAAATCTCGCAAGAACAACCCGGAAAATTTGTTCTCCGAAACCATTGAAGCGGCGTTGGAGTTCGAAGAAATCGAAGACGAGGCCAGCAAAGTGACAGGCCTGTTTAGCCGGGTGCTAGACGCGCTGGGCAAGAGCAAGGGTAAGGACGGTCAGGCCGCTGCCAACTTCACCGAGCTGACCGAATCGCTTGAGGCCGTAGTTGAGCACGTCGCCGGCCAGGGCCAAGCCTTTGCTGCTGAAAAGCTTGCCCGCGAAGCGCTTCAAGCAAAGCACGACAAGCTCGCCACCGAGTTCGCCGATCTGCTCAAAACGCTTCAAGAAACGCCAGCCGGCAACCAGCAAAACAAGCCAGACCAGCAATTCCATCAGCGCCCGCCGGTATCCGGCGGCAACGGCACCGTTCTCACTGAGTTTTAACCCACGGCCTCTGCCTGCCGCCGACCACCACCGGAGCACCCCATGCGTAACGAAACCCGCAAACTGTTCAATGGCTACCTGCAGCAGGTGGCCAAGCTCAACGGCGTCGAAAGCGCCACCGAGAAATTCAACGTCACCCCGACCGTGCAGCAGAAGCTGGAAACCGCCATCCAGGAAGCCAGCGGTCTGCTCAAGAGCATCAACATCATCGGCGTCGACCAGCAGGAGGGTGAATCCCTGTTGCTGGGCGTAAACGGCCCCATCGCCAGCCGCACGAATACCGCAGCCGGCAACCGCCGCAACCCGGCCGACCGCAGCGCTCTGACCAAAGACGCCTACAGCTGCAAGCAGACCAACTTCGACAGCGCCTTCCCCTATGCGCTGGTCGATGCCTGGGCCAAGTTCCCGGACTTCCAGGTGCGTCTGTCTGGCTCCATCACCGAACGCCAGGCCCTGGACCGCATCATGATCGGCTTCAACGGCACCAGCGCCGCGGCCGTCTCCGATATCGCCGCCAACCCGCTGCTGCAGGACGTCAACATCGGCTGGCTGCAGAAGATCCGCACCGGCGCGGCCGACCGCGTGCTCGACGAAGTCGTCGACGCATCCGGCAAGGTGACCGTGGGCGCGACTGGCGACTACAAGACCCTCGACGGCGTGGTGTTCGACGCAGTGCAGATGCTCGACCCATGGCACCGCAGCCACCCCAACCTGGTGGTCATGGTTTCCCGCGACCTGATGCACGACAAGCTGCTCGCAGCGGTCGAGCGGGGCGCCGCGTCCAACCAGGAGGAAAACGCCGCGCAGGAAATCATGACCCGCGCTCGCGTCGGCGGCCTGCCGGTCGTGGATGCGCCGTTCTTCCCGGCCGGCACCGTGCTGGTCACCACCCTGTCGAACCTGTCGATCTACTTCCAGGAAGGCGCGCGCCGCCGCCATGTGAAAGACGAGCCGGAGTACGACCGCATTGCCGACTACCAGTCGAGCAACGACGCCTACGTCATCGAAGACTTCGGCCTGGTCGCCCTGGTCGAAAACATCGAGGCGGTGTAACCCATGCTCAGCCCGGCCCAACGCAACCAGCTGCGCAAACGCGCAGCCCTGCAGGCTGCTGAGGTAGCCCCGGCCATGTCCATGGCCGGCGCCACCGCCTACGAACAGCAGCTGCTGCAACTCAACCAGGACCGGCGGCGCCTCAAGCAGGTGCAGTCGGAGCAGGGCAAGGCTGAGCTCAAGCGGTCGCTCATCCCGGCCTATCAGCCCTACATCGAAGGCGTGCTGTCCGCCGGCCACGGCGCGCAGGACGACGTGCTCACCACCATCATGGTCTGGTGCATCGACGCAGGCGATTTCGCCGGCGCCCTGGTCATCGGCCGGTACGTGCTCGAGCACAACCTCAAGATGCCGGATCGCTTCGCGCGCACCACCGGCTGCCTGCTGGCGGAGGAAGTGGCAAATGCCGCCCTCAAGCAGCAGAAGGCCGGCGCGTCGTTCGATCGTTTCGTGCTGACGCTCGCCGCGGACATCACCGCCGCGCACGACATGCCCGACGAAGCCCGCGCCAAGCTGCATCTGGCGCTGGGCAAGGCGTACCTGGCCGAACTGGACGAAGCCGCCCCGAACGCCGAAGGGCTGGAAGAAGCGCGCGCCCACTTGGCCCGCGCCATCGACCTGCACAGCAACTGCGGCGGCAAGAAGGATCTGGAGCGCGTCGAGCGCCTGCTGAAAAAACACGCGGACACCGCGCCGGCTCCGGCCGACGCGCCACCCGCTAACTGAGCGTCCCCCACGCACTCGGCGGCTCGGGGCTGATCAACGGGTTTCTCCTGCCCAGTTGTGACGCCCCGACCACCGCCGAACTAAGGGCAAGAATTCATGAGCGCATTCATCGCAGCAGGTGGCAGCCACGCGCCGCACCCCATCATCAACGATGGCTGGTGGCCAGACCTGGACGGCCAGCACATGCGCGAGTCGCTGCGCCTGGACGGCAGCGTCACCGACGCCCGCCTCGAGGTCGCCGCCGTCAACGCCGTGATAGAAGTCAACCGCGAACTGGTCGGCTACAAGACTCTGCGCAAGGCCGATGGCGCCGCCACCCTCGCCGACGTCCCGGCCGATTCGATCCAGGGCGAAAGCCAACTGCTGCACCTCTACCGCCGCGCCATCTACTGCAGCGCCGGCGCCGAGCTGGCCGAGCGTTACCGCGACTACAGCGCCACCGGCGACGGCGCCGAACGCGCCGAAGCCCTCACGCCCACCGCCGACGAATACCGCCGCGACGCCCGCTGGGCGATCCGCAGCATCCTCGGCCGCGTGCACACCACCGTCGAGCTCATCTGATGGCCAGCGTCCGCGCCCAGCAAGGCGACACCGTCGACGCCATCTGCTGGCGGCACTACGGGCGCACCGCAGGCGTGGTCGAGCAGGTGCTCGACGCCAACCCCGGCCTGGCCGACCTCGGCCCGGTCCTGCCCAACGGCACCCTGCTCACGCTGCCCGAACAGGCCGTGCGCGCGGAGCAGCGCCAAATGGTGAACCTATGGGACTGATCTACCTCGCGCTCTACAAGGGCCGCGGCACGCTGTTCAACCGCCTGATCCGCCTCTGGACGCGCTCCAAATACAGCCACTGCGAATTGGTGCTGGCTGATGGTCGCTGGCTGTCCGCCTCGGCCATGGACGGCGGCGTGCGCGCCAAGCACATCGAACTCAACCTCGAGCACTGGGACTTGATTCCGTTGCGCTGGGCGGACTATCGCCAGATCGCCCGCGTGTTCCGCGCCACCGCCGGCGCGGGCTACGACTTCTTCGGTCTGTTCGGCAGCCAGCTCCTGCCGGTCGGCCTGCACAGCCGGCGCCGCTGGTTCTGCAGCGAGTTCTGCGCCGCCGCGCTGGGCTTCCCCATGCCGCAACGCTACAGCCCGGCGCAACTGGCCGAAGTCGCTCAGCACATCAACACCCTCACATCACGCGGACACTGGAATGAAGCGCATGCCTGACAGACCTGAAACGTGGGCGTGGCTGGCCGCCTGGCTCGAAGCGAACTTCCCGGCCGTTTACGCGGGCGCCCTGGCGCTGCTTATCGCGGCGTGGCGGATCATCTACAGCGGCGGCAAGCTCCGCCAGCTGCTGCTCGAGGCGCCGCTCTGTGGGCTGCTCGGCATCGGCGTCTCCTACGGCCCCGCGCTGATCGGCGCCCCGCAAGAGGCGGGCGTGTTCCTCGCGTGCATGGTCGGCCTGTTCGGCGTCGAGGCCAGTCGCGCCGCCGCCGCGAAAGTTCTCACCAAGAAGGCAGAGCAGCTATGACCCTGCGCAACGGCGACCGCAGCCAGGCCGTGCGCCTGCTGCAGCAACAACTCAACCAGCTCGGCGCCGGGCTGCTGGTCGACGGCCACTACGGCGACGTCACCGAAAAAGCCGTTCGTGCCTACCAGGCCAAGCTCGGCCTGGTGGCCGATGGCGTGGCCGGCAGCAAGACGCTCGCCGCCCTGGCCGGCGCCGACACCGGGCGCCTGCTCAAACAGCGCGACCTGCAACAGGCTGCCGACCGCCTCGGCGTGCCGCTGGCCAGCGTCATGGCCGTCAACGCGGTGGAATCGCGCGGGGAAGGCTTCGGCGCCAACGGGCGGCCGGTGATACTGTTCGAGCGGCACGTCATGCACCAACGCCTGCAGGCCAACGGCCTCGCTGCGGCCGAGGTCGAAGCGCTGGCCGTTCGCTATCCGGCACTGATCAACCGCCAGCCCGGTGGCTACATCGGCGGCGTCGCCGAGCATCAACGCCTCGCCCAGGCGCGGCAGATCCATGGCGCCGCGTCCATCGAGTCCGCCAGCTGGGGCCTGTTCCAGATCATGGGCTACCACTGGCAGCTGCTGGGATACGCCGACGCCCAGCACTTCGCCGACACCATGGCCCTCAGCGAAGCCGCCCAACTGGACGCCTTCGTCTCATTCATCGAGGCCGACCCGGCTCTGCACAAGGCGCTCAAGGCCCGCAAGTGGGCCGATTTCGCCCGGCGTTACAACGGCCCGGCCTACGCAAAAAATCTGTACGACGTGAAGCTCGCCCGCGCCTACGCCCAGTTCGCCGGCGAGCAGGAGAAAGCCGCATGACTCGGATCGCTTATGTGGAAGTCAGCCCGCGCCAAACGGGCAAGACCACTCGGCTCATTGCCCGAGCACAGCAAGAACTGGCCAAGGGATTGCCGGTTCGATTCGTCACCTTCCGCGGACTGAAGAAGGAGATTCAGGCGCAACTTCCCGGCGCAGTAGTGCTCGCCGATGGCGAGGCATTCCCCATGTGCGTTCGCGAAGAGGGGGTTTGGTTCTACGACGAATTCGACTGGCTGACCTCGGCCAAACTGCGCCCGGGCGCCTTCTACGCCACCACCGCGCGGCGCCTGCGAACGGCGGGCGTCGATACACCCAAAAATGACCTGCTGCTTGCATTGCTTGAGGCAGCGGGCTGTTGTCATGTGCGCCACTTCTGGCCGTTCGACATGGCCGCCGTGCTCGCCGAGGCACGGCAGCAGCACAGCTCGGACGAATTCCGCAGGCTCTATCTGGGGGAATTCCTCCAATGACCAGCGCCCGCACGCTGCTCTACGGCCTCGCCCTGGTCGCCGCGCTCTGCGGGCTGATCTGGCAGCAACAGCAACGCATCGAAAGCGAACAGGCGAGGGCAGACCTCGCCACCGACCGCCAGCAGCAGGCCGAACAGCGCAACGCCCGGCAGGCTGCCGTCATCGTCGCCCAGGAACAGGCCCTCGGCGCCGAGCGTGCCGCCCAGGCCAGCCTGCGCGAACAGCAGGGCCAGCTGCGCCAGGCGCTCGCCGCGCGGCAACTCACCATTGAGGGACTCAAACGTGAAAACGCCGAACTACGCGATTGGGCTGATCAGCCTCTGCCTGCTGCTGCTCGCCGGCTGCGCGAGCGCCCCGCAATCACCGGAGCCGCTGGTTATCAGCATTGGCTGTCCCGCCGTGACGCCCTGCCAGCTGCCGCCCTCGGCGCCGAGCAGTAACGGCGACCTGCTGGCCGACATCGAGGCGCTCGAAACCGCCTGGGCCGAATGCGCCGCCCAGGTCGACATGCTCCACCGCCACCAGCAGGCCCACCCATGAACAAACCCGAATCGCTGCGCGCCTACCTGCTCGCCGCCATCCCCGAACTCAAGCGCAACCCCGACCGCCTGCTCGTGTTCGTCGACAACGGCAGCATGCGCAGCACCGCCGCGCCGGGCCTGTCGTTCGAGTACGCCTACAGCCTGAACATCATTCTGACGGACTTCGCCGGCCACCCGGATGCCGTGGCCATCCCGCTGTTCGCCTGGGTACGCGCCAACCAGCGCGAGCTGATGGAGAACCTGGAGCGGGGCAGGGACGCCATCAAGTTCGAGGCGGACATCCTCGACAACAAGAAAGTGGACCTCTCCATTACCCTGCCGCTGACTGAGCGCGTGATCGTCAAGCGGCAGGCCAACGGCACGCTGCAGGTTGACCACCCGGCCGAGCCGGTCGTCGATGACGAGCTGTTCCTGGTGCCGGCCATGCGCATCGAAACATCAGACGGCGAGCTGATCGCGGAGCTGGGCGGCAATGGCTGACGACCTGCACGCCCTGGAAGACTGGGCCGGCGCGTTGCTCAACCGACTGCAACCCGCCGAGCGGCGCCGCGTCACGCAGACCATCGCCCGCGACCTGCGCCGCACCCAGCAACAGCGCATTGCCGCGCAGAAAAACCCGGACGGCAGCGCCTACGCCCCGCGCAAGCCGCGCGAGCAACTGCGCGCCAAGGCCGGCCGCATCAAGCAGCGCAAGATGTTCGCCAAGCTGCGCACCGCCCGTTACCTGCGCCTGCAGAGCGATGCCAGTTCCATTGCCATCGGCTTCGCCGGTCGCGTCTCGCGCCTGGCGCGCATCCACCAGTACGGCCTGCGCGACAAACCCGGCCGCACCGCGCCGGATGTGCAGTACCAGCGCCGCGAACTGCTCGGCCTCACGGACGCCGATCTGCAACTGATCCGCGACAGCCTCATCGAGCACCTGGTGCGCTGACGCTGTAACGGCAACCGCTACACGGCGCCACGAATGCGCCCCGCGCGCGCGAACGCCAGCATGGGGCCATGAATACCACCGACCTCCTGCGCCGCCTCGAAAACCTGATCCGCCTCGGCACCATCGCCGCGGTGGACCACCAGGCTGCGCGCTGCACCGTCAGCACCGGCGGGCTCACCGTCCCGGGCCTGCCCTGGCTCGCCGCGCGCGCCGGCAGCAGCCTGGACTGGGATCCGCCCACGGTCGGCGAGCAATGCATCCTCTTCAGCCCTAGCGGCGAACCGGCCCTGGGCGTTGTCCTGGTCGGGCTCTACTCACAGCAACGCCCGGCCCCGGCGAACAGCGCAGATCTGCGCCGCCGGACCTATCCGGACGGGGCTGTGATCGAATACGACCACGCCGCCCAGGCGCTCACCGCCACGCTGCCAGCCGGCGGCACAGCAAAGCTCACCGCGCCCGGCGGCGTGACCATCCTCGGCGACGTCGACATCACCGGCCTGGTGACCGTCAGCGAGGACGTCATCGCGGCAGGCATCAGCCTGGTTGACCACCGGCACCCCGGAGACAGCGGCGGTACCACGGGGGCGCCGACATGAATCGCACCAACGGCGCTGCAATCGACAGCACCGCGCACATCGCCCAATCCATAGGCGACGTGCTCACCACCCCCATCGGCAGCCGCGTGATGCGCCGCGACTACGGCAGCCTGCTACCCGACCTGCTCGACGCGCCCTTCAATGACGGCACACGGCTACTGGCCTACGCCGCGGTGGCCATGGCGCTGCTGCGCTGGGAGCCACGCATTCGCATCAGTCGTGTGCAGCTGTACCAGGGCGAGCGGGCAGGGCAGGTCGTTCTTGATATCGAAGCTAGCCGCGTCGATACCCGCGAGGCGCTCAGCCTGCGCGTTCCACTTAGCCTCGGAGCCGCCTCATGAGTGGTGGATTCAGCCCCATCGACCTCTCGCAGCTGCCGGCGCCGCAGCTCGTCGAGCCGCTTGACTTCGAAACCCTGCTGGCTGAACGCAAGGCGGCCCTCGTCGCCCTGTATCCCGTCGAGGAGCAGCCTGCGATTGCCGCACGCCTGGCGCTTGAGTCTGAGCCCATGACCAAGCTGCTGCAGGAGAACGCCTACCGCGAGCTCGCCCTGCGTCAGCGCATCAACGACGCCGTGCGGGGCGTTATGCTCGCGTATGCAGTCGGTAGCGACCTGGACCAGATCGGCGCCAATTACAAGGTTCAACGCCTGGTGCTCGATTACGGCAATCCCGCAGCGGTGCCGCCCGTTCCGCCCGCCTACGAAACTGACGAAGACCTGCGCCGCCGCATCCAGTTATCGCCTGAGGGCTACACCACTGCTGGCAGCGAGGGAAGCTACGTATTCCACGGCCTCAGCGCAGCCGCCGCAGTGCGCGACATAGCTGCCGCCAGCCCAATGCCTGGTGTGGTGGTGGTCTACGTACTGTCACGTGAAGGAAACGGCAGCGCCTCTGATGCACTGCTTCTGCAGGTTGCAGCTGCGCTCAACAGCGAATCCGTCCGTCCTATGACCGATCAGGTACAGGTGCAGTCAGCTGCCATCGTCAGTTTCAGCATCGAGGCCGAGCTGGTCATGTACCCGGGGCCGGATGCCGACGTGGTCCGCGACGCCGCGCTGGCGGCGGTTACCGCTTACGCAGAGTCACAGCGCCGGATTGGCTACGACGTCACGCTGTCCGGCCTGTACGCGGCGCTGCATCAGCCTGGCGTGCAGCGGGTCAACCTTTGGGCGCCGAATGCGAACCTGACTATCGGCGAGGGTGAGGCCAGCTACTGCGCGGCCATCACGCTGACCGTCGCGGGGCAGCCCGATGTCTGACCTGCTGCCACCCAACAGCACCACGACCGAACTTGCCCTGGCCGAAGCAATGGCTTCGATCAGCGACCTGCCGGTGCCGGTGCGCGAGGTCTGGAACGCCCAAACCATCCCGGTCCGCTATCTGCCCTGGCTCGCCTGGGCTTACAGCGTCGACGAATGGGACACCGCCTGGCAGGAAGACCAGAAGCGCGCCACAGTCGCCCGCGCCCTGGCTGTGCAGCGGCAGAAGGGCACCATCGGCGCCGTGCGCGAGGCTCTTGGCGCCCTCGGCATCTACGTCCAGGTGCGCGAGTGGTTCCAGCTCAGCCCACCCGGCGAGCCCTACACCTTCGAGCTGTATGTCGAAGCCAGCCAGACGCCCGTCACGCTGGAAGGCATCCGCGCGGTCGAGGGTGTTGTCAGCGCCACCAAGAATCTGCGCTCCCACTTGGCACAGATCCGCCTGCGCGCTCGTTGCGAGTCGAGCGTGCACGTCGGCGCCGCGCTCTGCATGGGGCAGGCCATGACCCTCAGCAACTACGTCACCGATGAAGACCGGGTGTTGATGACAACCGCCGCCCACTTCGACCGCATCGTCAACACCGACCTGCCAAACGCCCTGGGGGCCCCATGAACCTGACCTTGCAAGATTCCGTCGACCGCCTGCAGCAGAATGAAGAACGCCTCGACCAGTTCGTCAACGATCCGGCCGCCACCGGCAGCTATGCGACCCGCGCTGGCCAGGCGGTTCCTACCGTGCCGGCCCTGGTCGAGGAGGTGCGCCAGGCAGCCTCCGCTCTCGGCGCTCCGGATGGCGCCGCCAATGTCGGCTATACGCCGGGAGCCGGTGAGGCCAACACGGTCCAGCAAGCGCTTCGAGCGCTCGAAGCGCGTCCCGATGCGGCCGGCGTCGTCGAACAGCATGAGCAGGCGCCGGATCCGCATCCTCAGTACGCCGATGCATCTGAGCTGGCGGTTCACCAGCTCGCCGCCGATCCACACCCCCAATACATGACGCGGGCCAAAGCCCACGCCATCGCACTTCTGTTCTGAGGACGACCCATGGCCAAGACCCATACCGCACCGTTTGCCCAGGCTGCCCGCATCCAGACCGCCGTTGTCACGGCAGCCGTCGCCAGCCTGGCGACCGATACGCCGACCGGCACCGTTGCCGTACTCACGGCAGGCCCCGATGGCTGCGTCGTGACGCGCGTGACCGCCATCCCGCGCGCAACCGTCGCCGCGTCCAGCCTGCTGCTTTTCGTCAAAAAATCGGGGCAGGCTGCCCTGCGCCTGATCGACAGCGAACTCATGGCTGCGCACACCGTTGCAACGACCACCGCGATCCCTGAAACCGTTTTCGGGAACGTCACCGACAGCGCCCCTCTGCGCCTCGACGCGGGCGATGAGTTGCACGTCGGCAGTCAGGTCGCGCTGGCCAGCGGCATCGTGTTTGCCGCGAACTGGATGGATTACTGATATGGCTGATCGAGCATTGGGTAACCCATTGGGTAACCCGCTGGGACTGGCGAAGCAAGGGGCGGGAGATTCTCAGCGTTCAGTGATCGCTATTTCCGCAGCTGGGACCTATTCCATATCGCAGCGATTCAAGTACGCGCGCCTGCATCTCTTTGGCGCGGGCGGAAACGGCTATAACGGCGCCCCCGGCGGAGGCGGGGGTGGAGGCGGGTACGCCGGAACGCTGCCTATCTCGCTGGCCGGAAAAGCCGATTTAACCGTTACAACGTCTAGCATGACATCTCTTACTGTTACGGCGTCAGGACTTGGATATGCGCTTTCGGCTACGGCTGGCGGGAACGGCACCGCGAGCGCTGGTGGCGCAGGCGGCACCGGCGCGGGAGGCGACATTAACTTCATTGGTGGGGCAGGCGGCAGAGGCGGCGGGCTTGGCGGAACCTACGGGCTCTACGGCACCGGCGGAGGCGGCGGTGCGGCTGGCCCTGCCGGTACTGGAGGCCGTGGAGGTGGCTTCCCGGGAGGCTCTGGAGTTGCCGAAATAGCCGAGGCCACATCAGGAGGCGCTGGGGGAGGCGGGCATGGACCGACGGGATCAAGCAACTCATCGGGTGGCGGTGGCGGCGGCGCCGGTGGCGGCGGCGGGAAATCTACCGGCAACATTTTAGGGGCAAAAGGGGATGATGGATTTGCTATGAAAATCAGCACCCTAGAAGGGAAGGATGCAGCGAGCAATATCGGAGGGGCCGGAGGTCTTGGCGGCGGTGGCGGCGGTGCAGGTTCTTCCACGGCTGGGGCTGGGCTTGGCGGCAGCGGACTACTGGTGATAGAGCTATGGTGAAATTTCAAAGGGGCGCCGCAACTCGCGAGCCCATTCCCCAGTTCCTCGCTGGCCTCGCCCCCGAATCCCTCGCCGACCTGAGCTGGGCCGACCCGGCCCTTGGCGTGTCCGACTGCGCCTGGTGGCCAGAAGAAGACCAGTCCGTACCGCTCGGCGAATACGAACGCTACGGCGCGGAGACGCTGACGCCTGACCCCGAACGACGCGTCGTGATCGTCACGCGCAGTATCGAGCCGTGGAGCGCGGAGGAGATTGCCGCTGCAGCGGAGGCTGAGCGACCTGCCAGGATCGAGGCGAACAACCTGGCATATGAACAGGCAGTCGCCCGGCTTACCCGCGACTATCCACCGGCAGAAATTGCAACATGGGAGCGCCAACGGGCCGAAGCGCTGGCCTGGGCGGCGGACAGTGCTGCGCCCACACCGTGGATCGATATTGCCGCCGCTGCGCGCGGCCTCGATCGCGGCGAGTACCTCTCGCGCACGCTCGCCAAGGCGCAGGCCTTCGCTCAAGCCAGTGCCTGGCTGACCGGGCGACGCCAAGGCTTCGATGATGCGATTCGTGCTGCACAGACGCCGGCCGAGCTGGCCGCGATCGTCATCGATTACACGCTTACCGCCTAAGGAGCCCTCATGCCGTTCGAAGTCATTCATACCAGCTACGGTTTGACGCGCCTGGCCGAGGCCGAGACTGCCGGCGCTGCGGTCAACCTCACCCACGTGGCTGTCGGCGACGGCGCCGGCCAGCCGGTACCGCCGGCCCAATCGCAGACGCAGCTCGTCCGCGAGCGCTATCGCACAACCGTCAACCAGGTGGGCCGCGACCCAGAAGATCCGCAGCGCTATTTCGTCGAGGTGATCATCCCGGTCAGCGTCGGAGGCTTCGTCATGCGCGAGGTCGGGATCTACGACGACCAGGGCGGGCTGTTCGTTGTCGGGGACATGCCGGACGCCTATAAGCCTGTTCCGGCCGATGGCGCCTTTGGCGATACGACATTGCGTGTGGAGTTTGTTGTCAGCAACGCCAACCTCGTCACCTTGCAGTTGGACCCCAACACCGCGGTGGCCACGCGCCAGTGGGTGAGCAACACCATCACCGTGGGCGCAATGATTCCCGGCGGCACTACCGGTCAGGTGCTGCGCAAGGTCTCCAACGCCAACGGGCACACCGAATGGGCCGACCCGAGTACAGCCAACGTCGTGGTCGACATGCTCGAGGAACGGCAGCTGCTCGCCGCCGGTCAGACGGCCGTCACTTGGTCGACCGTTACCACCCGCGGGCTTGCCATCTACATCGACGGGCTGCGGCTGACCAAGGGGCCGGGCGCAACTGAATGGGCCGAAGATCCGAATGACTTCGACACCACCGCGCTCCTGGGCAAAAGCTACCCGGCCGGTACCGAGATCGTCGGTGTACAGAACGACCCAACCGGCACGCTCAGTTTTCCCCTGGTGCGCGACCTCAACCTGGCCGACGTGCCGGACAAGGCCCTCGGTCGGCAGAACCTCGGAGTATTCAGCCGAGCCGAAACTCGGCAAATGGCGCCGTCCGGCATGGTCGCGTTCTTTTGCCAGCTGGCTGCGCCAACGGGCTGGCTTAAGGCCAATGGCGCGGAAGTCTCGCGCACCGCATACGCAGAATTGTTCGCGGCCCTTGGGACAACCTACGGCGCAGGCAACGGCTTTGACACCTTCAATCTGCCCGATCTGCGTGGCGAGTTCATCCGCGGCTTGGACGATGGCCGAGGTGTAGATGCAGGCCGGGGCCTGGGCTCCGGCCAGAACGACCAGAACAAGGCGCACACGCACGCTGGTTCAACAGGCTCTGCCGGCGCGCATAGCCACTCGTTCTCCTATGCGGCTACGCAGTACAGCGGAGCGCCGGGGGCTGCGACCGGTAACGGGTTCACCAATCGCCAGCTAAGTTCGTCAACCAGCTCCGCCGGCGGGCACAGCCACACCGTTGCGATTGAAAACAGCGGTGGCAACGAAGCGCGGCCGCGCAACGTCGCGCTGCTGCCCTGCATTAAGTACTGAGGCCGAGCATGACTACCGTTACCGCTTACCAGTTCGACGCCGCCGGCTTCTACCGGGGCAATACCACTGCCGACGAAAGCCCCCTGGAGCCGGGCGTGTTTCTCCTGCCCGCTCGTTGCACCTTGCGCCCGCCCCCGGCAGACGTGCCGGACGAACGCTGGCCGCGCTGGAATGGCGCGACCTGGGTGCTGGTTAACAAGCCAGTCGTGCTGGCCACGCCAGATCCGGTGGCCAAGCTGCGGGAATTTCTGAGCGCTAATCCAGACGTAGCTGCATTGCTCACTGACTGAAACGCTGCCCTGTAAAACAGCCCCGCCTCGGCGGGTTTTTTATGTGCTGTATGGGGCTGCGCTACAGGGCGCGCTGCTCGTCCACAACGCGCGCGCGCGTCACCCTTGAGGCTCACTGATCCGGCACTTGCCGAGGAGCCTTTCACCCATGGCCGATTACCATCACGGCGTCCGCGTCCTCGAAATCAACGAGGGCACTCGCCCCATTCGCACCGTTTCTACCGCCGTGGTGGGCATGGTCTGCACCGCATCTGATGCAGACGCCACCGCATTCCCGCTGAACAAACCCGTGCTGCTCACCGATGTGCTGACTGCCTCCGGCAAGGCCGGCGAGCTGGGCACCTTGGCCCGCAGCCTGGACGCCATTGCCGACCAGGCCTCGCCCGTCACCGTCGTGGTGCGCGTGGAAGAGGGCGCGGACGAGGCAGCGACCACCAGCAACATCATCGGCGGCGTGAGCGCGTCCGGCGAGTACCTGGGCATGAAGGCATTGCTGGCGGCCGAGGCCCAGCTGGGCGTGCGGCCGCGCATCCTCGGCGTGCCGGGGCTCGATTCGCTGGCGGTCACCACTGAACTCGTCTCGATTGCCGAGCAGCTGCGCGGTTTTGCCTACGCCAGCGCGCACAACTGCGCGACCGTGAGCGAGGCGATCGCTTACCGCGACGGCTTCGGTGCACGCGAGCTGATGCTGATCTGGCCGGACTTCGTCTCCTGGGACACCACCACCAACGCCAACGCCCCGGCCAACGCCGTGGCTCGCGCCCTGGGCTTGCGCGCCAAGCTGGACGAGCAAGTCGGCTGGCACAAGACGCTCTCCAACGTGCCGGTCAACGGCGTGTCGGGCCTCTCGAAGGACATCTATTTCGACCTGCAGAACCCCGCCACCGACGCCGGCCTGCTCAACGCCAGCGAAGTCACCACGCTGATTCGCCGTGACGGCTTCCGCTTCTGGGGCAGCCGCACCACGTCCGCCGACCCGCTGTTTGCGTTCGAGAACTACACCCGCACCGCCCAGGTGCTGGCAGACACGATGGCCGAGGCGCACTTCTGGGCGGTCGACAAGCCCATGCACGCCAGCCTGGTGCGCGACATCGTCGAGGGCATCAACGCCAAATTCCGCGAGCTGATCCGCAACGGCTATTTGATCGGCGGCGAGTGCTGGTACGACGAGGCGGCGAACGACAAGGAAACGCTCAAGGCGGGCAAGTTGTACCTCGACTACGACTACACCCCCGTGCCGCCGCTGGAGAACCTGCTGCTGCGCCAGCGCATCACCGACCGCTACCTGGTCGACTTCGCCGCCCGCGTCAACGCCTGACCCCCATTGATCCGCGCGGCTCCGGCCGCGCCGTAGGAGAGCCCAGCCATGGCCCTGCCCAAGAAACTCAAAAGCATGAACCTCTACAACGATGGCGGCAGCTACGTTGGCCAGAGCAAATCCGTCACCCTGCCGACCCTCGGCCGCAAGCTGGAAAGCTGGCGCGGCGCCGGCATGGACGGCCCGGTGAAGGTTGACATGGGCCACAGCGACGACGGCATCCAGATCGAATGGACCCTCGGCGGCTGGGATCTGACCGTGCTCAAGCAGTTCGGCGCGGTGAAGGCCGACGGCGTGATGCTGCGCTGGGCTGGCGCCGTGCAGCGTGACGACACCGGCGAAGTCTCGGCGGTCGAGGTGGTCGCCCGTGGCCGGCATGAAGAGATCGACTTCGGCGACGCCGAGTCCGGTGAAGACACCGAGCATTCCATCACCACCACCTGCACCTACTACAAGCTCAGCGTGGACGGGCAGGTGGTCATCGAAATCGACCTGCTCAACTTCGTCTTCATCGTCGACGGCGACGACCGCCTCGCCGAGCACCGCAAGGCCATCGGCCTGTAAACCCCGGCGCCGGCCCGCGCCGGCGCGTTTGAATCACCACCAGGAGAAGCACCGTGAACAAGACCAGCGAACCGATCATCCTCGAGCAGCCCATCAAGCGCGGCGAGAACAGCATCACCGAAATCACCCTGCGCAAGCCCGCTGCCGGCGAGCTGCGCGGCCTCAAGCTGGCCGACCTGATCAACGGCGACGTCAACGCCACCATCCGCCTGGTGCCGCGCATCAGCCAGCCGAGCCTCACCGAGCAGGAAGTCGCCGCGCTGGACGTGGCCGATCTGCTGGGCTGCGCGGATGCCATCGCCGGTTTTTTGCAGAAGACGGCCACCTCGGCGGAATCCCCCGCAGCGTAGACGACGTGATGGCGGACATCGCCCTGGTGTTCCACTGGGGGCCGGAGCAGATGAACGCCATGCCGCTGCATGAACTGATGGACTGGCGCGAGCGCGCCATCGAACGATGGGAGCGCACGCATGGCGCGTGATCTGAACCTCAAGGTCAACCTGCAGGCGCTGGACAATGCCTCGCGCACGTTCCGCAACATCGCCGGCGGCGCGACCAGCCTAGGCCGCGCCCTCAAGGACACCCGCGGGGAGCTGAAAACCCTGCAGGGCCAGCAGAAGGACGTCAGTTCATTCCGCAACCTCAAGGGCGCGTCGGAGCAAACCGGCGCCGCCATGCAGGCCAACCGCGAGCGCATCAAGGCGCTGTCCCGCGAGATGGCCGCCACCGCCACGCCCACCAAGGCGCTCACGCGCGAATTCCAGAGCGCGGTCCGCCAGGGCCACGCACTCAAGCAGAAGCACAACGAGCAGCAGCGCGAGCTGCAGGGGCTGCGCGGCAAGCTGGGCGAGGCGGGCATCAGCACTCGCAACCTGGCCAACCACGAACGCGACCTGCGCCAACGCGTCGAGGGCACCAACAAGACGCTGGCCCAGCAGGAACAGCGGCTCAAGCAGCTCACCGCCCAGCAGAAGCGCCTCGGCGCCGCCAAGGCTCAGTACGAACGCACCCAGCAGGTCGCCGGCAGCATGGCCGCCACCGGCGCCGGCGGGCTTGCGGCCGGCAGCGGCATTCTCTACGCCGGCGCGCAGATGATGGCGCCGGGGCTGGAGTTCGACGCCGCGATGAGCAAGGTGCAGTCGCTGACCCGCCTCGATGCCGCATCCGAGGACATGGCCGCGCTGCGCGAGCAGGCCCGCCAGCTCGGCGCCAGTACGCAGTTCACCGCAGGGCAGGCCGCCGAGGCGCAGGGCTTTCTGGCCATGGCTGGCTTTAAGGCTGAATCCATCCAGGCGGCGATGCCCGGCATGCTCGACCTCGCCAAGGCCGGCGACAGCGGTCTGGCTGAGACGGCAGACATCGCGTCCAACATCCTCACCGGCTTCAACCTGCAGGCCAGCGAAACCGGGCGCCTCGGCGACGTCCTGGTGGGCACCTTCACGCGCTCCAACGTCAACCTGCAGATGCTCGGCGAAACCATGAAATACGCCGCGCCGGTGGCTGCATCGGTGGGGCAAGACCTCGAAACCGTGGCAGCCATGGCCGGCAAGCTGGGCGACGCGGGCATCCAGGGCAGCATGGGCGGCACGGCCCTGCGCTCGATTCTCAACCGCTTGAGCGCGCCGCCAAAGTCCGCCGCCGAGGCGCTGGACACGCTCGGCATCAGCGCTAAGGACGCCCAGGGCAACCTGCGCGACGTGCCGACCGTATTGCAGGAGATCTACGAGAAAACCAAGGACATGGGCGACGCCGATCGCGCCGGTCTGCTCAAGGGTATTGCCGGTGAGGAGGCGGTCGCGGGCCTGCAGGTGCTGGTGGCGCAAGCCGGCAGCGGCGGGCTGCAGGATTTCATCAGCACGTTGAAATCAACCGAGGGCGAGGCCAGCGCAACGGCAAAAACGATGGCCAACAACCTGCGCGGCGATCTGTCCGCGATGGGCAGCGCCTGGGAAGACCTCGGCATCCAGCTGCAGGAGCAGCAGAACGGCCCCATGCGTGAGGTCACCCAAGCGCTGACAGGCATCATCGGCGGCGTGAAGAGCTGGATCGCCGAGAACCCCAAACTCGCGGCCAACATCGTCAAGACCGCCGCCGGCGTCGGCATCCTCATGGCCGGCATGGGCGGGCTCACGCTGGCGATCGCCAGCATCCTCGGCCCGTTCGCCATGGTGCGCTACGGCATGACCGTGTTCGGCATCAAGGGCGCTGGGATGGCCAGCACGCTGTTCAACCTGGGCAAAACGGCGCTGCCGCTGGTGGGCAAGGGCATTCTGTTTATCGGGCGCGCGCTTGCGGCAAACCCCATCGGGCTGGCTGTGACCGCCATCGCCGGCGCGGCCTACCTGATCTACCGCAACTGGGAGCCGGTCAAGGCTTTCTTCCTGGGCATCTGGACGGAGATCCGTGCGGGTTTTGCCGGCGGGCTCGCGGGCATCGGCCAACTGATCGTCAATTTCAGCCCGCTCGGGCTGTTCTACAGCGCCTTCGCGGGTGTGATGAGCTGGTTCGGCGTGGACCTGCCAAGCAAGTTCAGCGAGTTCGGCAGCAACATGATCCAGGGGCTGATCAACGGTTTCACCAGCATGTTCCCCAACCTCACCGCGACCATCAGCAGCGCCGCCAGCAGCGTGGTCAGCACGTTCAAGGGGCTGCTCGGCATCCACAGCCCGTCCCGCGTATTCGCTGAGCTGGGCGGCCACACCATGGCCGGCCTCGAGCAGGGCCTGCAGGGCGGGGAGAGCGGGCCGCTGTCGCAGCTGGCCAGCACCGCCAAGCGCCTCACCGCCGCCGGAGCCATCGGCCTGAGCGCGGCAGTGGGCGCCATGCCGGCCGCCGCAGGGGAGGCCGTCGCGTTCGACAGCCGCCCGCCGCTGGCCGCCCGTGCACCGGCCGCCGCGGCGCAGGGCGGCAGTAACACCTACACCATCACCATCCACGCAGCAGCAGGGCAGGACGCCAACGCCATCGCCCGCGCCGTCGCCGCCGAGCTGGACAAGCGCGAGCGCGAACGCGGTGCACGCGGCCGCTCATCCCTATTCGACCAGGAGTAACGGACCATGATGATGGCCCTCGGCATGTTCGTGTTTTCGCTGGAGACGCTCGCGTATCAGGAGTTCCAGCGCCAGACCGAATGGCGCCACGGCAGCACCTCCCGCATCGGCACCAACCCGGCGCGGCAGTACATGGGGCGCGGCGACGACAGCATCACCCTGCCGGGCGTGCTGCTGCCCGCGCTGGCGGGCACGCAGCTCAGCCTGGACACCCTGCGCTTCATGGCCGACACCGGCAAGGCCTGGCCGCTGGTCGAGGGCACCGGGAAGATATACGGCACCTGGATCATCGAATCGCTCAGCGAGGCGCGCACGCTGTTCTTTCGTGACGGCCAGGCGCGGCGCATCGAGTTCACCCTCAAGCTCACGCGCATCGATGACGGGCGCGTCGATCTGCTCGGCAGCGCAATCAGCGCCGGCGGCAACATCCTGCGGAGGCTGCTGTGATCGACGCACTGCTCGCTCAGGGCAAGAGCCTGCTCGGCCAGGCCGCCGACAAATACCGCGAGGCGACCGCCTACCCGCGCCCGATCTGCCGCGTGATCGTCAACGGGGAGGACATCACCCTGGCCATCGAGCAGCGGCTGATCAGCATCGAGCTCACCGACAACCGAGGTATGGAGGCCGACCAGCTGACGATCACGCTCAGCGACCACGACGGCCTGCTCGCCATCCCGCCGCGCGGCGCGGTGGTCAGCCTGTGGCTCGGCTGGCACGACACCGGGCTGATCGACAAGGGCAGCTACACCGTGGACGAGGTGGAGCACAGCGGCGCGCCGGACGTGCTCAGCATCCGCGCCCGCAGCGCGGACCTGCGCGAAGGGCTGAAGGCGAAGAAGGAGCGCAGCTGGAGCGGGCAGACGCTCGGCGCGATCGTGCAGACCGTCGCCGCGGCCTACGGCCTGAGCCCGGTCATCAGCGCCGCGCTGTCGATGATCCAGCTCGCCCAGGTCGACCAGGCCAACGAATCCGACGCCAACCTGCTCAGCCGCCTCGGCGAGCAGCACGACGCCATCGCCGCCATCAAGGCCGGGCGCCTGCTGTTCACCCCGGCCGGCAAGAGCACAACCGCCAGCGGCCTGCCGCTGCCGCACATCACGCTCACCCGCGCCGATGGCGACGGCCACCGCTACCTGCAGGCCGACCGCGACAGCTACTCCGGCGTGCGCGCCTACTACTACGACGTGGGCAGCGCCGAGAAGAAGGAGGCCATCGCCGGCGGCGGCGACAACTTGAAAGACCTGCGCCACACCTATGCCGACCAGCAGGCCGCCCTGCGCGCCGCCCGTGCCGAGTGGAGCCGCCTGCAACGCGGCACCGCCACGCTCAGCTACCAACTGGCCAAGGGCCGGCCCGACCTGATACCCGAACTGACCTACAGCCTGATCGGCGTGAAGCCGGACATTGACGCGGTGGTGTGGCTCGGCGCCAACGTGCGGCACTCATTCACGCCGGACAGCTACACCACCGCCCTGGAGCTGGAATCCAAACTGCCGGACGCGGACGAGGTGGCCGAGCTGGCCGAGCAGAGCGGCAACTACACCGGCGTGCTGGCGTGGTACCGCGACGAGAAGGCCGGCGACCAGAAGCAACTCACCGAAGGCGACCAGGCCAGCCCCAAGCGGCTGCTGCACCTTTACGCCAACAAAGCTGGCGCCCAGCGCGCCGTGGAGCGGGAATGGAAGCGGATACAGCAAGCGAACGTCTGAGCGATCCGGCACCCGTGGCCGAGCCCGCGCCATATCAGCGGCCGCTGTCCGCGTGGGAGGCAGTTGACGAGGAGTGGGATGGGCGCGATGAGGCGCCGATGTGCATGTAGGGGGAAAACAATGCTTGCACTATAGGAACAATGTGCCTATATTGAAGCCATGCCAGCCACACGGCGAGGCGCAACCAGGAGAGACACCATGAGCAACGACCGCAACGGCATCATCACCCTGATCATCGACGCGACCGACACCGACCGCGAACACGCCGAGCGCATCTACGAAGAGCTGCGCGCCGATGACCGCATCTATTTCGATGACAGCGTTGGCCTCGACCGCCAGGGCCTGGTCATCCGCGATGACGTAGATCTGCTGGCAGTAGCAGCAGCGATCGAATGAAACCCGACTCCAACACCCACAACCCCGACCCGCGCTACCTGCGCGGGCTTCTGGAGCAGGCCAGCGTCAGCCAGCGCCAGGCCGCGCAGGCGCTCGGCATCAGTGAGCGAGTCATGCGGTACTACCTGAGCGACGAGAGCTTGCCGGGCCACCGCGCTGCACCCTACCCGGTGCAGTTCGCGCTGGAATGCCTAGCCGCTCCGCTATGAAAGAACTAAGGCGCCTTCCGGCGCCTTTTTCATTCCTGGAGAGTGGCCGGCGCGGCGGCTTTACGCATGCGTCACAGCTCTAGCTTGCGCGTTGGCGGCCCGTCACCAGGAACTGCAGATCGGCATCGGTGCGGACTGCCAGCGCCTGCAGATAGTCGATGGGAATGACAGACGTGCCATTCTCGAAGCGCTTCTGCAGGTAGTCGGTAATGCCGGCCAGGTGCGCCAGTTCGTGCACGGCCAGGCCGAGGCGTTGGCGTTCTTCGGTCAAGCGGGCGCCAAAGGAGGTGGGCGTGTCGATAGCGGTGTCGGCGGAAATGGGGTTCATGTGGCGGCTCCTTACAGGGTTGAACAGCGACCGACTGGCGAGCCGCCAGTTCCGTCAGGCGAAGTGGCGAGCCAGGCTGCGCGGGCGCACGACCTCGCCGGTTTCGACATCCACCACGTCACCGATGATGCGGTCGATCCGGAAGGTGCGTTCTGCCTGGCGGTCCTGACACTCACCCTTGAGATGGGTGGCCGTGGCGGAATGGACGGTGACGGTGCGGCAGGTGACGTCGCCTGCCGCGTCCTCATAGGTGAAGGTCACGGTGCCCCGGCTCCAGCCGGTGCGCATGGCGCGGCTTGGCTTGGCTGACTGGTCCGGCGTGCGGCGTGGCGCAGGCCTAGCGGCCGGCGTGGGCGCACGCTGCGCGTCGATATCCCGCACTGCCTGCGCGTCGCGCCGGGATTTGCGAACCATGCTGACGAACACGGCTATGCCGACAGCGATAACAATCAGTGCGATGAAACCATCCATGGAGTTGTTCCTTAATTCGCAGACGCCAGGGCGGGCTGGATTACTGGCAGATGCTCTCGCAAGGGATGCCGTCGTTGTCACGATCCAAGCGGCTGTTGCCGCATTGCTCAAGCTGGAAACGGGCCTCTGCGCAGTTGGCCATCTGGCCGCAGGTCTTGCGTGCACAGCTGTATTGGCTAGCGGAGGAAGTGGAAGACGTTAGCAAGGGCGCCGCTTGTTTCTGTGGCTGTGCGAGCGGGCGTTTTGTTCCCTTGCGCCAATCCCATGGAGCCACTCGCTCCGCTTCCGGAAGGCTCCATAGCCCGCGTTTCGCCGTGCGAGCGTCGGCTTCGACTGCAAGTAGGGACTTGTCTCGGTTGTACTGCCGGTAAACCCATGCGGCGCCTTGATTGACCAGTGCTCTGTTGACGTCCACCCCGTCGACATAGATGCGGCCGACAACTCTGCCGTAGCGGTCTTTCTCGCCTGATTCGACCGTCGCCTGCTTGCCGAAGGCAAGATCAGAAAGGGCTTGGCGGGCGCGGGTGCCGTAGGGCTGCGCGCGTTCCGGCGTATCAATTTCGGCCAGTCGGACCTTCACTTGCTGCTGGTCCGCCGTCAGAAGGGTTAGCGTGTCACCGTCTGCTATTGCTACAACCTTTCCGGTGAGAGTTGCTGCGTCGACGATCCCCGCAAACGCCAATGCCCATACCAGGGCAAATATTGGTGGCAGCCGCATCCTTGCTCCTTATTTGTTCCAAGTGAGAACACATCAGGGCGCAAGATTAAGCCGTTCGACAAATGCAGCCAACTCCTTTAGTTGCATTTCGATATCACGCACGCGCTTCTTTTCCTGTGCTACGGCGTCGACCGCACGCTGCCCATCCTCGTCCAGGGCTCGGTAGGTGGTGAGCAATGCGCGCTCCGCCGCCGGCATGGCGTACTCGCCGCGCTCCTCTTTCGGACCCGGTTCGGCGGCATTTCGCCGCAGCATTTCGCCCTCGCCAGTGAGGAGCCAGTCCAAGGACACCCCATGGCTGATCGCGATATCTACACAATACGTGTAAGGAACAGAGTCCCTAGACCTCCAATTACCGAGCGTCGAGCGGTTTACCTCCAGCCTTTCGCCCAGCTGATTGTCGTTCTTGACACCGAAAACGGCTTGCAATCGGTCGAGTACGGCGGCTGCTGACTTATTTCCCAATTTTGGAAATTCCACGTTGACTTACCATTTGTGGGAAACTACGATTACTCACAACGGGAACATATTAGCCAACCGGGGACCGCCGAACCATGAACAAGCGCCAGATCCATGCCCGGCTGATAGAGCAGGGCCTCACTTTCCGCTCGTTCGCCTTAGCCAAAGGGTATGACCCGCGCACTGTCACGCAGACCGTGGCGCGCTGGGCAGGTTCCCAGACGCTACCGAACGGCCGCATCGCTTTCTCGATCATGCGTGACCTTTCAGTGCAAATCGGCGTGGAGCTTATTCCAGGCCTGCTCGCACACCCTTTTGCTCATGCCAGCTAACCGTAATCGGCTTAAGCCACAGGGAAAACTAGAAGATGAAGCGCGAAGTTCTAGAGAGCCGGCGGCAAGTGATGCGGGCGGTGGTCGCCAGCTACGCCGGAGGCCGTGAATGTGCAGCAGCGCGTCTGGGGCTGCCTATCAAGCGGTTCGACAATCAGCTGTACGAGACCAACGGCTGCCAGCCGCTGACCGATGAGCAGCTGCACCAGCTGGAGCAAGACGCCGGCACCACGCACCTGCCTGACTACGTTGCCGCGCTGTACGGCGGCGTGTTCGTACCGCTCGCCAACCCGGACGAACTCGACAACATCGACCTGTATGCCCGTGCACTGGTGACCACCACCAGGCGCGGCGCCGTGGACCAGTTCATCGCCGACGCGCTCGCAGACGGCGTGATCGATGCACTGGAGGTCGAGGCCATCCTGGCGGCGCACCGCAAGCACATTGCGGCACGCCATGAGGAAGTGCAGGCGGTGATCCTGCTTCACACCCAGCGGCAACAAGGAGAGTAACAGTGACGACCAATCTCATCCCGGTGTTCCAGGGCGAGCTGCAAGGCTGCGCTCAGCAGCTTTGCGATGCTCAGGAGCTACACCTTTTCATGGGCGTGCAAACCCGTTTTAACGATTGGGTAAGCCGCCGTATTGACCAATACGGCTTTGTTGAAGGTGAAGACTTTTACTCATTCGTGAGTAAAAGCGACGGTGGCCGACCTGCAACTGCATACCACCTCACCCTCGACATGGCGAAGGAGTTGGCCATGGTCGAGAACAACGACCAGGGCAGGCAGGTGCGCCGTTACTTCATCGCCATGGAGCGCCAGGCGCGTGAAAGCCGGGGTGCTTCTTACCTCAGCATGAACCACCAGCTGGCCATGCATCGGCAGATCCCCAAGCTGATCGGCCAGCTGAAGGCGGAAACCGTGCCGGCCATCCGCGCAACGCTGTACGCCCAGCTCACCCAGCACTGCCACCAGCTCGCCATCCCGGCGCCGGCGATGGAATGCGTGGGCCGCAGCGTGCAGCCGCCGGCCGATCTGTTCGACGCCCGGTAAGCACCACCGTTACAGCTCCAAGCGCACCGGGCGTGCGCTGGAGTCTGCGCAAATAGCAAGTGGGCGCCCAGGCGCCAGAACGTACCGGCATTGGCCGGGGCCGGGGCTACCGGCAAAGGGGAGGGGATTCATGAGCGTAGCGAACAACGGCGGGTACCGATGCATCTGCCCCGCGTGCGGGCACCGGATGCGCATCCGCAACAGCGAGGCGCAGACGCCGACCTACAAAACGATGTACGCGCAGTGCCTGAACATGGCCTGCGGCGCGACCTACACCGGCTCGCTGAGCTGGGATTTTGCCCTGAGCCCTTCGGGCCTGGACCAGCCGCGCGTGGTGCTGCCCCTGGCGCCCTCGGTGCAGCGGATGCAGGCGCTGCGCGACCACCGCGAGAAGACCGATCAGCTCGACATGCTGGACCACATGGAACCGGAGGCAGCACACGCATGAACACCATCACTCTGACAACGGGCAGCGCCCAGGAATACCGCAGCACCATGCAGGGCGCGGCGCGGAGCTTTCTGCAACGCCACCAGGGCGAGCACCTGCTCGACGATGGCCGGCTGTTCGACCGTGCGGTGCAGTACCTGGTCACCAGCCTGGAGGTGCCGGTGTTCATGGCCGACCGCCTGGTGCACCTCGCCCAGAGCGAGCTGGAATGCCTCAAGCGCCCGGTGATCGGCATCGACTACTCCACCGGCACGGACGAGTCCCGTCGCGTCACCCTGGTCAATTTTTTTTCGGGCGAAGCGGTATTAATCCCTGCCCGTTACCTGCCCGCGCGCTTGCAGCCGCCGGCGGCGGCGCTGGCTGCAGCAGCCACGCACTGACAACCCCTTGAATTGACCCCATCCCATGCCCGCCTTTGCGCGGGTAGGGGAAAGTTGCGCCCGCACGGTGGCCCCATGAGCACGAACGTTTCCATCCAAATCCAGCTGAGCCCGCACCAGGCCGAGGCCTATCTGCGCTGGCTGACCAGCCAGTATGAGCAACTGATGGCGGCCTGCTGGTACGACGACAGCTACCGCTTCACACCCGCCGGTTTCCGTGGCCCGCGCATCCTGCGCGACCACCCGCACATCGCGGGCATCAACCGCACC